GCCCATAGTGATGGTCTGGGTACCGTTCTGCATCTGCAACAACGAGGACTTGGCGTGTTCGTTCAGCGTACTCTTGTCCGTGATGCTGGTGGACGGTTGGAACACATATTCCAGCATGGGCCTGTTAGGTTGGTTTGCGATCATCCAATCGGATTGCGGACGGTCTCCAGCGTCAGCCGTACTCACAGCCATTACCGCGTTAGCGCCATACCCGTTCGTGTAATCCTCCAACAGGCTGAACGTGGTCATAACGCTTTCATCGAACGTCGTGCTTGGCGTGGTGGAGCCGATATGGTCGGCGACCGTCATCACAGGCTCATAATGCCCGTCGTTGATGGCACGCCATGATGTACACCATTCCGGCCCGTTCAACACGTTCGCAAGCTCTTGCAGCACGCTTAACAGGGTCTTGTCGCTTTCTGCTTCATACGTTCTGTCGCGTTTGACGCTACTCGGGGACGCTTCGACAACGAGATTGAAACGGTGGTTTTTAAGCGTGGTGGTTACGAGGTCTTCCACGATATCGCACTGGTCACGATTCGTGTACGTATGATCCTGTACGTACACGTTATCGAGATAGTGTTCGACGGTTGCCAACGTCAGTGTTAATCCGTCTCCGCGCATTGCATGCTCGCGTTTGACCACGATACCGCCCCACAGGACGGTAGATTCGCGTACCAGAAGTATGGCGGCCTGATATGGGGTGGTGGCTTCGTCCCAATTGCGGGGAGCGTTGCGCCACGGGAGCGTGGCCGTTTCGCTGGTCGTTTCCTCGAAACGGTACGTCAAGTGGGTTAGTTGGAGGTCTGGGAGTTCGGCTATCACCGTGCCGTCGTTCAACGTGACGGCGACGAACTGCAAGCCTGAACGCTGCCGCAATACACGCGCCGTGTCAGAGTATAAGCCGTTCGACTGCGGCAATCGGTTAGAAACAAAAGGCATCCGACACCTCCTTAGATGTAAGCCGGGTTGAACGTGACCGTCATCCGTGCGTTATCAGATGGTTCCTCGGCGCTGAACATCCAAATATTCTCCCCGACCTCCGCGTAACTCCATTCTCGTCGCGTCACACTGCCACGTGCCGGATCGGTGCCATCGACAAGAATCTCATGCGTGGCACCGTTGATAAGAATGTAATGACCATCACCAAAACTGAGATCGAACGCCATGATATGCCCGCTAGGACTATGCTCAACCTGCGGATTGACCACAGGCCCATCGATACGAATCGTCACCGGACTCGGAGCACTACCCGTGTTAGTAAGGCGCACGCTACCCGACACGATTGTTTCAGGCCACACCCACATTGAACCCTTGCCCGTGTCTATATCCTCGAAATGGTAGGGGAACGTCATACCGCCCTGACTGTGCGGCAAACCAGTATTGCCGCTCACCGACTGCGTATCGTAAAGATACGAGTCCAAAGCGGTCAAGCCGATACTGAATTTGAGAATGTTCACACCAGCCCACTCCACCAGCGGAGCGGAAGACGACTGCATGACCTGCACCTGACGGCTGATGTCCCCCAACTCCACGACAAGCGACTGACTGGTGATATTAAACGACCGTTTAAACGCATCCCAAGCGTTGATACAGTTTTCCGTGCATTTGCCGATAATATGACCCTCGACACTGATCGAGCGACCCTGAGCCACTGGAATATTGCTAAACCAGCCATCCGACCACGCTTTGTCCTTGGTCTGCAAGGTCGAACCAACACCGTCGAACAATCCCGAAACGTTCTGAAACGTTACGTGCCACTCACACCCGTATGAGTCGATTCCGTACAAGGGGAACCCGTTCAGGGTCAAACGGACATCGCGCGGGTCAAGGGTAAAGATAGCCATACCCTCAGTCTACCCGCGCGGCTTGTCACACGTAATGGAAATTAATCACCCTCACAGTCTCTTGAGCGGCCGCGTTCGGGTCAAGCGCGTTCACCGTGATAGGCGCGCTCACACGCGGGCCACTATTCGCGTTCACAGGCACCGGGCTAGACACTACCGGCATGGGCGTCACGATGGACGACGGCAGAAGAGAATTCACCATGTCTTCCACCGGACGAGTGGCCGCACGCTCGTTCTCAGATACGCCACGGCCAAGACCAGCAGGAATCATCCGACCTATCTCACGATCGAACACCTTCGACGGGGACGCGATACCCAGCAGGCTCTTAGCACCATCGATGATACCGCTAACCGCGTTCTTGACCGCAGATATGGCACCGCCGATGGCGTTCGTGATGCCGTTAATCAGACCCTGAATAATATTTCGGCCTGCGCTGAGAAGCCATGATCCGGCTCCGCTGAACACGCCCATGATACGGCTTGGGATACTGGTGATGAAATTCATCATCGAGCTTACGCCACTGCTGACAGCGCTGGTGATGCCACTCCATGCACTGTTTACCGCGCTCTTAATGCCGTTCCACACATTGCTGAAAATACCGCTGATACCGTTCAGCACGCTTGAGATGATGCCTGAAACTGCATTGACGGCACCAGAAACGATATCCTGGATACCGTCCCAGACGATAGAAGCGATATTCTTGATTCCTTCCCATACTCCAGACCAGTCGCCGTTAATCGCTGCCAATACGGTGGTGATTATCGCGTTAATAACGTTCATAACCGAAGTAACAACCGTCTGGATGAATGGGAACACCGCGTTAATGACACCCTGAATCGTTGAACCCCACGATTGAAACGCTGACTGGATTACCGGAAACACGGCATGAATCAACACAACGATGTTATTAATCACCGGCGTTACAGCAGTCGCGATAACGCTCATAGTTTGCCCGATGTTGCTCACTATGGTAGACAACACTGGTGCAATGGTATGGATTGCGGCCGTGATAATAGGCATGATGACAATACCGAGATTCTGTAAAGCACTCATTAGCGGCTGGAGTGCCGGAAGCACCGTCTGAATCGACGAGGCGATGTTATTAATCACCGGCGTTACAGCAGTTGAGATGACACTCATAGTTTGCACGATGATGCTCGCCACGGTAGCTAACCCTGATGCGATGGGCTGGATTGCAGGCATGATGGCATCGCCGATATTCTGTAAGGCACTCATAAGCGGCTTGAATGTCGGAAGCAACTGAGATCGCACCATTCCCACAACTGGTTGAAACGCTGTCTGGAACGTTGTGCCGATTTTTGAGAGAATCGGGCCGATAGTCTGCACTAGTCCCGTAAACACGCCGCTAAGTCCGCTGATTCTCTGCGCCAACATGCTGATGCCAGATGTCAACGGGCCTTTGAGCTGGTCAAGAATCGTCGTACCCACACCAACCACGGACGCTTCCAGATTACCCATCGCACCTTCAATGGTGCTGGTGCTGGTAGCGGCTTCCTTAGCGGCGTCCGTCATACCCAAGTCCATTATGGCTTGGTTGAATTCCTCCGCGCTGA